ATATTATATATATAAGTATTATCCTAAAGTAAGGGGTAAAAAAAGAATATATAATACATAATACACACGCGCGTACCTTATATATATAGGGAATATAAATAAATGTTAATGAATACATCAAGTAAGATGATGAATTTGGCTTTACTGATTTGGAAATATCATCATCCTTAAGTAAGTTGATTGATTATAGTGTTACAAATTGATTTGCTCATTACTTATTGAAAAGTACATCTACCAAAAGTAAAGTTACTTCATCATTACAGGTTTGGTAATATATTTCATCTCTTACTATACTTATTTGATAAGAGCCTCATACACCCACTTTATTTTAATTCTGACAGTACTTTACCCCTTAAGTAGTATAATTGCTCATCTAAAGAAAAATAATGGCTAAAAAGTACCTTAAATGAAGTCAAATAAAAAAGGTGCTACTTCTTTATTGAAATAACACCTTACTTTATCACCAAGTAACACCTATACCATAAGTAATACCAATACCAATATAAGGTTGAAATGATGGTTGTTGGTTTACTGCTATACCATACCCACATTGTACACCTAATGTAATACTTTGACCAAACTTCATCTTTTGTTTCTTTATAGGCTGTACTTTTGGTTGGTAATTAAAGTCATACATTATAGTGTCTATCTTACTTTTGTAACCACTATAATCAATTCTTACTGATAGATTTGTTGTATCTGTACTGAATGTATCTACATACTGTTTGTGTTCTATAGGTATCTCTATAGTAAGAGTATCAGTATTATACACCACAATAGTATCATAATGCTCCACATACACTAATTTGGTTTTTTCTTTAATCTGTTCAACTGTAATAGTATCAGTAACGGTTACAATTTTAGGTATTTCTACCTGTACAGGTTTTCTATATATATACATACCCAAAACAATCAAATTTGTAACCAATAATCCTATAATTAGGTAATTCTTCAATTTCTCTTTCATACATTTACTGATTAGATTGCTGTAGACCCACTTTATTTGACCATACAGCCCATTTCATACATTAGGTGGAGGATTGTCCCACTTAATATAAAATCTCTCTTTAGATGGAAGATTTTTAATGTATACTGTTTACACTTTCAAATTAAGTACAATCTTCCTGTTACCTATAGGCTCCAAATGTATCCATTTAGTAGTCTTACTTTCTTCTTTAATGAGTTTATCAAATTGACAGTTTTTAATGATGTAATCTATCAAATTGTCATCCCACTTAAGGTCAACTGCTAATCCTTTTAGGTGTTTACTATTAGGTTTACCACCTACTTTTTGATTTAATTCAGGACATCTATATCCACTTGTAATAATTATAGGCTTCTTGTAACCTTCTCTTATAGTGTTAATTGCAAGTAAAGTTGCTTCAAGGTTACTGATTATTATTTTATCAGTTGGAGCATTATTTATCTTGTATTTATTAGCAGTGTTACTATTGATTATTTCATTCCACTTAAAGTATTCAAAATCCTTCATATAACATTTTGTTAGTAAATTAGCATTTTATAAAGAAAAAAGGAGAGAGATTACTCCCCCTCCTTTTTAGTTAAATCATCTATTATTTTATTTTGTTCAGTGTTAGTAGGGCAAGTTGTTTTTAACATTCTCAACTCCCTAATAATTCCTTTAATATCAAGACCTTCAACACATCCTGCAAGTATTAAAAAGAAACTACTACCATACAGCATTGAACTATCTAAAATACCTTCAGGTGGTATATATGCACCAATCATCATTAAAATAAATCCTAATATTACACACAAGTAGAATTTAATGTCCTTATGGGTTTCTTTATCTATCATATTCACTCTTCTTTACTAATTGAACTAAATCCATCACTTTTAGTAAGAGCATATTGATAAATGCTTTCTTGTCCGCTACCCTTAAGTATTGTCAATTTTGGTTTAGAAAAACTAAAATTTTGTCTTGAAAAATAATCAATAGCAGTTTTGCCTGTAATCTCATCAGGATATAAAAATATATTCATATCACTAAATTTCAAATCTTTCCAATCCCAATATAGGTTTCTTGCATTTAATGTTAATACACCAAGAGTAGAAGCATATTTACTCAAATCCATAAAATCTGCAATTCCTGTATTAAAATTAGTTGGAATACCTGCATCACCAAAAGTAACTGTAGATGTACCTGAATAAGGTTTAGCCCCACTATTTGTATTTATAGTTGCATATCTGCATTTATCTGGTATTTCTGCATCAGTAACACCAAAAAAGGAAGCACCATCAGTATGTATATTACAAGGAAATGGGGTTTTAATAGAGTAAATATAATATCCTGCAGTTTTAACCTCAATACCCTCATTTTTAGTCAATAATCTCAATTTATAAGTACCAGCAGTTTCATAAGTATGGGAAGTAGTTTCATCCATCTTAAGGTTATAATGCTCATAAACACCATTTCCCCAATCAATCATCAAATCACTATCTTCATAAGTTGCTTTGAAAGTAATATCATCACCTGCATCATCAATTGTTACATTTATAATTATTGGCTTGTTTCTTTGCTCATAATAGTTAATAATGGCTTTCTGTACACCTGCAACACTATTAGCATCATAAATAGCAGGTATAAAGTGATTTGAATGGCTTGTAAGTGCTTCAAATCTACTGCCACCTGTATAATTATTAAGCATATTAGTCAAACCCTGTACACTTGGTAGATAGTGATTAACTACCTTTGTATCAGCACCACTACCTAATGTTGCCTTAACAGTAAACTCACCTGTATTTTCAAGATTTACAAGATTGTGAGTACTGTCTATAGGGAAAAATCCCCCATCAAAAAATTGTTTGTAAGATTCGTAATTCATATTATAGATACTTTATTGATTTATTACATTTATAGTTACTTGACCATCAGGAATAAGACTGTTTTTTAATGCTTGTTGAAGTGTTGATACTAAATCTGCATTTTCAACATTAATGGTTTTTAATTTTTTACAAAAATAAAAAGCACTTGAACTTCTAAAACTATCCATTTTTATTGGTCCCAGTATATTTATTTCTTCTAAACGTCCACAAGATTTGAACATTCTATCCCATTCTGTTATTAGCATATCTGCAGTATCACCCTCATATTTCTTAAAACGAAGTGTTACTTTTGTCAAACCACTACAATAATTAAAAGTATCAACAAAATTAACAACATTTCTTGGTACTATTGTCATATCTACTTCTTTCAGCGTTCTACTTATATTATGTTCAAACATACTACTAAAATACCCGATATTTCCTGAAGGTATTACAATATCTATATCTGGCTTAAAGACACTACCTATAAGGGCATTTTTAAACATCCCTGTAAAATTTGATATTGTACAACAACTAATAAGTTTATTAAATAGAAATAAGGCTCTTTCAGGATTTCTAATAAATTTACACCTTGCAAACATTTCAGATACTTGTGTTTTATAAGACTCATCAGTATTTTTCTTTAACATATTGGCAAATCTAACCCAAGTATTGTCATCTATCGTACCACAGTTATAAAACATCCTACTACAATCATTCAGTATTGTTTGTTGGTTAGGAAAATAAATAAAATCCAGGGTTGTGCAATTCTCAAAACAAGAAACCCAATCAGACCTTGTTTGAAGTTCTACATTACTCAAGTCTATAATATCTACATATTCACACCCTGCAAATTTGTAATTCATATTATAAATGGGGCTGCTTACAAAATTAAATTCGTTAAAATCTATTCTTGGAGAACCTCCCATTCCATAAACACCTAAATTAAAATCAACCTTATCAGGTGCATTAACTGTTACCTTATTATAAAATACATCTTTGGGTGCTTCAATTACATTATTACCAATCTCAAGTCCATTAAAACTTAATTTTGCAGTTAAAGTCTGTTCTGTTTCTTTGGCGGGGATATTAACTGAAACTTGGTCATAACCTACAACATCATAAATACCATTTTTGGTGATAGTTAATGCTTTTACTTCAAAATCACCATCATCACATAATGATTCTGCTTCATATTCTATATTAAAAGTAACATATACACCTGCACACAAGTCAGCAAACTTTTCAGTAAAAGGTGTATAAATAGTACTATCCCAACTTAAATCAAGTTTATTAATGATTTGTTGCAGTACTGTTACACCTAATGATTGTATCTTAAGTTTATTGTCATCATTATCAGTAAGCCTGTCTACATAAAACAAATTAGCATTAAGTGTATTAACATCTTCACCTGTACTGATATTATTAGTTGTAAGTACTACACAAGGATATTTATGTTGCTTACTGTTTAACCATTCATATATATCACCTTCAGCAAACTCATTTACAAGATAATGCTTTAGTGATACATCTTTAATTGCATTTACTAAATCAATATATCTCATATTACTTGTATTTGTAGTTACACTTACTATAAGGTACATCATCAAGATATATACCACAACCACTTACATCATTCTTATGTGAGTAATCTACACACTGATTGTATTCAGGATAATCACTTGAATGACTATCAAGATAATTCTTCATTTTAAGAGCATAAGCATCAGCATATTTTTGATATTGGTCTATCAATAATTGCATATTCCTATACTCCATTTGATACTTCTTATCATCTTGATTAACTGTAGTGCCACTATTATTAAATTTATATCCTACATTAACCTGTATTTGACTCATTACTTGCCAACACAAGTAAGGTGTAACATATTCATCAAGTAATAGTTTATAAGTAGCATTGTCAAATATCTCATTTGTACTAACCAAATCAGTAAGTTTAGTTAGTAATGCTTTACCAATAAGTCTTTCTAAATCAACTTCTTGGACTATCTGTATTGCAGGTAATAGATATTTACCATCTACATTATCATTTACAAGGGTATATTTCTTGATGGTTTCTTCACTAATTAATAATACTTTCTTCATAATCAATCCTCTTTATATATTGTATGCATTATTCTTCAGGAAATTCAAAGTTAAAGTCTTTATAAGTAACATCAATACCTATAGAAGCAAATGCCCTGGTCATACTTTGTCTTATAGGGTTTACTGTAGTAAACTTGTATAGAGTATAAGCCTGTACAAATTCAATTCTTGAGAAGCCTGTAGCAACATTTATCCCTAAAAGAATCGGGTTAATCCTAAAAGCAACATACAAATCATCAACACTACTTTCTTGAACTGATTTATACAAATCTGTAGTTTTATCATTATCAAGTTTGGTTATTTCAACTTTACCTTCACTATTAGTATTATTAATCAATAAAGTCTTACCTGCATTATCACTACCACTATAACCATTCTTAAGTTTTTCCTTAATCTCTTCCATTTCACTACTTTTAATAGCAGTACCATTAAGAGCAATAATAGTATTTGCATTAAAGTTATTCTTGATGTTATTAAGGTTATAGTTCCTGCTTTCATTAAGTACTTCAACACTCTTTAATGCAGCAAACCACATTGGTACAGGATTGATATTTCTTGTTATATTACCCCTATAATAAAGTATAAAATGTGATTGCAACTTCTTACTATTATATAAAGGTAATGTCTTTACATCTTTACCTGACCAACTACCCCATTGATTTGAAAGAAATGCTGTAGTTAAATCTTCATCAACTCTTACATTCATTACATTAATGTAATTAACTTGAGTTATGTTCTTGTTACTATCTCTTAAACATTCAACAGCAAATCCACCAAATAACACTAAATCAAATGTACACTTCTTGATTACATCATTAAGTGTTTCTGCATCATCATAATTAGTAAATGTAGTTTCAATACCATCACCATTAATATAATCAGTAACTGTATTAACTAATGCTTGTAAGTTACTACATTGTAGATAACTATCCCACAAGTATTGAGGCATATTATTCATATCTCCCCAATTGATATATTTCTTTGATGTTTTCCTATCAATTGTATGAGATATTTCCTCTTTACTTGGGTAATAGTTTACATAAGATAACTGTATATTTTCTGTCATAATTGTATATATTCAAAAAAAAACTTGGTAGTAAGTCTCAAAAAGACTACCTCATTAAAGTAAGTCTCAAAAAGATTATCCCATCAGGATGAGTCTCAAAAAGACTACCACCAAGTTTATATTATTTTATATTAATGATACTATTCCATTTTCCCAACTACATACGTCATAAACCAAAGTCTTATTAATCCCTACATAATTGCTTGGATAACCCTTGTATATTTGGTCTTCATTATAGATATTAAAGATAAGATGTTTGTTGGTTTTGGATTTACTATCCTCACCAATAAGATGACTTAAGTAACCCCTGTTATCTTTCAGCATAATATAATTAGGTAACTTATCACCATCATAACATCTGTACTTAAAATAATCCTCAACCGTATGTCCACTTAATCTACCAATATCACCTGTAAATCTATTCATTATATATTCAGTAGGGTAAGGATATAAGAACTCAACACAATCATAACTGTCAAATTCCTCTTTGGTTATATCATTCAAAGTTTTGTCAGTAAGTGTACCATTCACCCTCAACTTCATATCACTAATCTTAATAGGTACTATAGGTGTATTCTGCATATAACCAGTATAACAAACTACATCAGCCCTGCTTATTAATGATGCAGCAATTATATCATCAACAGTAGTGGCATTTTTATTGACATTTACATAATCATAAAGGTCTCCATCAGTATATCTTGTAAGACCATAATCATCTTGTGCATTACCTACAAAACTAATCAACTCATTTACACAATATGCCCTGTTATAAGCAACATCACACCAAGTAGTAAAATCATTTGGGTCCCTGTGCATATACCAAATTGAACCATCAGTATAAGCATAAACATTATTGTCATTCTTATAACATTTAAGGGGTGTTGCAAGTTGTTTTCTGAAGTCCCTGTATAGTACATATTTATTGGAACCACCAACCTTGTTTTTGTATTTGTTGTTCCTTTGCTTTTTGTATCTGCTTAACCCAATATATAAGTCTTTATTAGCCCATACATCACCTGCAAGTGTTAAATAAATCTTGTTGGTGTATTGTATGAACACTCCAATTTCATTTTGCATAAGCCCAACTGTTTTAGTATGGACATCTGCTATACCAAAAGATGATGTTACTCCATCTGACTTTACATTAACATTTGCTTTATTATAGTCATCAACATCATAAGTACCATTTTCAGTTATCTTAATCACTCTATCAGGTAATGGTGTATAAGGACTGTCTGCATCATACTGAACAACCTCTATATCAGCACTATACCCTTTATTTAAGTCAGTTTTATAGTCCCCAAACTGCATTATTCCTGTCCCAATAGCCACTTTATCATTATAAAGTGTATAATCATATTGACCAATAGTAAAGTGGCTTAAAAACCTACTCAAATCAACTGTATAGAAGTTATTATTAGAGGACGCATCTTTAACAGGACAATCAATAATTTCTTTAGTGATTTGGTTAATAAAAGTAATAAGTGTTACCTCCTGAATACTTACTCTTGGAAATAGCACTTTTGTAGAATTTTTGTCTAAATATACCATAATTTCAAAGAATTTCACTTAAATTACTCATAAATATAATAGAATTTTCTCAAAATTATGGAAAATCCCTATAAATATAATGTTAAATTTACCCTGTCTGGGTAAGTACACAAAAAAATCCCACAAACTCATTAAGAATCTGTGGGATTGATTAATCATTCTGCAACTAAAGCATCAATAATTTCACCATCTACAAAGTAAGGCAATTCAATGCTCTCATCAGTAAATGTAAGTGTAAAACCATTCAAATCAGTTTTAGCAGTACCTGACTGCATAACAGCATTTGTAATAGTTACTTCTTGGTCATAACCCAAATAAATGAATTGACCATACATATCTTCAATTATAAGCACACAATCAGCATTAATAGCAGATTGAATCTCAAGTCTCTTTTGTGCTTCAGCTTTACTAAATTGAAGACTAACTTCTGTTGTTACACCATTATTACCTGTAGTAGGGTCACCTGTAGCAGTAGATGTATAACTACCTGTATTACGTCTAAATAACCACTGTTGAAACTTCTTTGTTTGTGCCATTGTAATTGCAGTAATAATACCAGTAGTACTATCTAATGTTACACCAGTTACATCACTCCTTTGTGCAATAAGTATCCTTTTGATACCACCAATAGAAGAATCACAATGAGCATCTATACTTGACATTGTGATTGATTTACAACTATTATAAGCCATATTATTATAAATTTATTCTATTAAACAAAAAAGGTAGAAAGGAGAATACCCTCCTCCCTACCTTGAAAATTATCTTAAGTTAGTTAGTGTGTTTATAAACTACCCACATAAAGATTATTGCTGCTCTTCAGCATAACAGATTGCATCAGGATAGGCTACATTCACACCTGCAATAAACTCAATAGCAAGTCTAAACTCCCTATTATCTTGAGAATACCACATTTCAGCTTTCTCTTCATCACCTTGCATATCTACACCATATACAAAGTTATCTTTATAAGAAGCAACAAACTTATCAGTATTATCCAAACCTGCAACACCAATAGCTCTTACATTAGTACCAGGTACCAAAATACTATCAGGCATTGCAACATCATTAAGTGCATTAGTAATAACCAAATTACCATTAGCAATCAACTCCTGAATATACTTACGATAAGAATCACTACCCATATAAATAACTACTTCACCCTTACTAAATACAGCAGAAGGAAGTTTGCTATATACATCATTAACAATAGAAGTAATAGTAGCACCTTCAGCAAAAGTAGTCTTAATTACACCTGTAGCATTAGTAATAGTCTTAAGCAAACCATCAAATGCTTTCAAATTAACATCACTTGAAGTAGTATCACCTTGCCACATTGCTTTCTCAAGGTTAGCTTGTACACCTTCAATAACACCATTAATAAAATCCTCTTCAAAAGGAAGTGTCTTTTGTCCTGCTGCAACTTTTACATCATAATTCATCCAATACTTGAGCATTGCTTTATCACAAAAACTCATATTAACTTTAATTGCACCAGGAGTAAGGGTTCTTTGTGACATTGTAGAAGTACCTGCTTCATTCCAACCACAAGTAGTACCATCACCAAATTTAACATCAGTAGTCAAGAGATTAAGTGCAGTTGCACCTTTAACACCAGTCATAAGATAAAACTCTTGTGCACTCTTGTTACCAATAACTGCTTTTCTTATAATAGGGAGCTTCTTTTGCTCAACATAAGCAGTCAAAGAATTCAAATTCAAACTCATAAAAATAATAATTTAATTAATCTTGAAAATACTTGAGTGCAGGATTATCTTTAACTTCAAATTTACTTTGAGATACTGCACTTAATTTAACAGCCTCTTCAACAGGCTTTTTGTCTTGTAAATCTTTAATCTTGTTAGTCAACTCACTAATAACTGCATCCCTATCTTGTAAGAGACCTTCAAGTTCAGTAACTTTAGTCTTAAGTTCAGCAATAAGTGAATCTTTCTCATCATCTACTTGAGGTTCCTCATTAATAGGTTCATCTTCATTAAGAGTTTCCTCAATAACATCATTAATAGGTTCCTTAATTTCAACTACCTTACCATCCTTAATAACAATAGTCTTATTATCATCAGTAAGATAATCACCATCAGGAGCACTAATTACTTCACCATTCTCATCAGTAATCATTACATCTACATTAATAGCAAGTTCACCATCAATAATCAACTCACCTTTATCAGTAGATACATTTGAAAACTTCATAATGAGTTTGGCTAACTGGAATAATTTTGTATTCATCCTAATAACTCATTAATTAATAATTCTGTTTCATCTATAGGCTTAATATCAACAAAACATTCAATACTAAACCCATTAAATTTACCTGACTTAATGCTATTCCATAAGTTATCATCTTCAACCTGTAAAGATATAAACATACTACCATCAGGAATATCCTCATAACCTATAGGATTTAATCCAGGACGCTTAATAAATGCTTCTAATAGATAAACATTAGCAACATTATTTGAGTGCTCCAGATTGAAATTAAATGCCTTGTTTTTCATAAAATTATGATAGAGTTGCTCAATAGTCTCTTTACTGAAGACTATATAATATTCTCTACCATTAGTGTCTCTCCTAAATATAGGTTTATTGGGGATGATAGCAGGTCCAAAAACAATGTGTTTTTCATCATCATAAGATAACTTCAATTCCTTCATCTCACTAAAGGCTTGAAAGTTTTCTTCAATTGCAGGTTTAAAGACCAAACTTATAGCATTAAGTTCACCTAACTTACATTCATAAATTGGTAACATACTATAT